GGTCTTGAGCCTTGGCTACTTCTGCGCGCAGCTCTTCAGTCGTCTTGATTCGTCCCTTGTATTGACCAAGTTGACTCGCCTCAACGGCAAGATCGTTGATTTTATCTGCCAACCAATAGGCTTCAACCTTCAAAGCCTTGAATTGGTTTCCCTTTTCATTCTTCCGGTTGTCGTCTGCGGCATACCGAAGGATTTTTTCAAGATTCTGACAAGCATCCCACGACTTGATAATCTTGCTCAATGCGTTGCTGATTTGAGTGTTCAATGCCCTATCAGCATCGCTCATCTGTGAGGCGAACACAGTCTTCGCTTGAGACCGAGAGAACGGGGTCTTCATGGAAGACTGCACGAACACACGCGCAGCCACCGCGGCCTTGAGGCCAGCAATGAGCCGCTGGATATCGGCCGTGGAGTTCATCTTGGCAATCATGCTGCTCGTCACCTTGACGTAATTGTCAAGCTGCTTGAACCGAGCATCGTTCAGATCGGCCATGTAGTCGTAGTTGCTCTTGGCATCCTCCGCGGCCTTCTTCGCGGCGTTCAGGCCGGAGGCATACTGCGGCGTGGTGGGATCAACGGGCTTTGCCGTGGCGGCACTCAAACCGCGGCTGATGCGATCCAGGATGCCCATCTTCGCCTTTGCGCCAGGTCGCGCAAACACCCCGAGCCGCTGTTCGATTTCGTTGCGATTGTTGCTCATACCTTCCATCGTAGCGTCCTCCTATGCGATTTATGCATTCACAAATCCGGGATCGGGAATCTGCCGCGTGTCGATGAGCTGCTGGCGCTTCCCGTTGTGCCGCTTCAGCGCGGCGTAGTTCACGTTGCCATTCACATCCGTCCACCCGCGCTCGAGGGCGCGAGCCGCCGGCACGGGTATCAGCGCGCAGCGGCAATTACTCACGATCAAACCGTCAGCGAGTAGAATGCCGCTGCTGCTTCGGAAGTCATACACATGCCCCTCCCACTTAGAAACAACATCGACATCGACAACATCGTCAAGCGTTACCGTGCCGGCGAAAGCACCAACCAAATCGCCAAATCGCTCGGCGTATCTCGTGGTGCGATTGATCGCCGACTCCTCAAGCGAGGCATCAAGCTCCGCACGCAGGGGGAGGCCGAAACGCTCAAATGGAGCGGAATCAAGCAAGATCCGGCTGCCGTCAAACGGCAATGCGGGGCGGCTTGGGCTGCCGTTCGTGGCCGAAAGCGAAGCATGAACGAATTGATCCGATGCGCCAAATCCAAGGCTCGGCTGACCAGCCCCGACGAGCTGCCGCTCTTGGAGGCTATTCGCGCCCTGGGCGTTGAACACATCGAACACCAGTACGCGGTCGGTCCTTACAACGTCGATTTCGCCATGCGCGCTCATGGCATCGCCATCGAACATATGGCCGTTGGCCTTCGCGCTGACAGTCGTACGGGTTACAGCCTTCGCCGCGAGCGCGTTGAATATCTGCAAGGCCGTGGGCTGCAAGTAGTTGCCCTGGTTGTATCCAAGTCCTTCCGCCGCGTTCACGGGCTTGACGCTGCGGCGCAGCATCTTGTCGCCAACCTTGACAGCGTGGGCCGGAATCCATCCCCGGTCGGTCAGTATTGGGTGATTGGCTGTCGCTGCGATAGTGCCACCCGACCGCGTATTGAGGTGTACCAGCGCACCGCAATATGACGTACGGAAGCCCATGTCCACGGCCCCCTCAACAGGTTGCCAAGACGGGAAACAGTTGAATCCGCACGGCGGTGCGATCCCCTGGCGGTCGAACATCTCCATCGTGCCGATGTAGCCGTCCAAGCCCTGATGCGTGGGCCGCGTCCGGTTGTCCCCGGTCGCGCTGTATTCCACCAGCGGCACGAACGCCTGCACCTTCGGTTCGCGCAGGGTCTCCGCAAGCCCTTCCGTGGCCGCCCGGTTGGTGTTCGTGCGTAGCACGGTCTCAAGCCGCGCCGTGGTCAGGTGCGTACCCGTGACCATCTGCGTGGTGGTCACGAAGTCCCCGAGGTTCATCTTGCGTATCCACTTGCCCACCACGGACTTGCCGGGTTTCTCTTCGATGACGCGGGCAATCAGCTCCTGCGTCTGCCGCGTCTGCTTGGGGTTCATGGCGGTCACAAAGAACGTGCCGTCCGTGATCCGCTTGGCCGTGGAGATTTGCCCACCCTGGGGGTTGACCGTGATGCCGCGCAGGAGCGAATCAAGCACCGGGTTACGGGCGCGCATATCGGGCAGGGCGTTGTCGCGCTCGTGGTCGGCCACCTCGCCGCCGCTGCGCTGGGCGGCCTCAATCAGCACATCCCAATCCGTGCGCGAGATCGGCACGCGGGTGCGGAACCAGTTGGCGATGGGGGCGAGGAAATCGCGGCCGAACCCCTCCAGCACAACGCCCGTTTCAAGGCGGTCGAAGGTCAGGGCCGTGTTGTCCTCGAGCATCCCCGCCACGGCCTCGTCCGGGATCTTGGCCTTGTCGATGGCCTGCCGTGCGCCAAAGAGCCACGATGCCATCAGAAGGGCCGACGTTGCCTCGTGGAACGTCTGCCAATGCTCCGCGCCCGTTTCCCCCAGTACCTGGGCTGCGATGCCCTTGCGGTACGCCTGCTGCGCCTCCTTGAGGACGCTGCGGAGGTGCTTGTCTAGCGCGGCGCGGTTCATGCCTTGCGCTTGCGCTTGCGGACGGCCACGACCTTGGGAGCCTGCGGGGCGGGTTCCTCACCCTCCGGGGCATCGTTGCCCATGCCAAGCATGGCTGCAATGGGGTTGTCCCCGCCGGCCGACTTGCCACCGAGGACGGGTTCGCCGTCCATCGGTTCGGCAAGGCCGAGGAGGTCGCGCACCTCGCGTTCGCTGACGCGGCCGCCGAGGGCCACGAACTTCTCCACGGCCTCCAGGCGCTCCTTGGTGTCCGGGCGCTCCGGGGCGAAGTTGAAACGGATGGCGCGGGCTTCGTCATCGGACGCGCCGAGCATCTTGGCGACCACGCGCACCAGGTCGGTGGTGATGGATTCCGCCAGCGCGTCCGCGTGGTAGCGGATCACGCGGGACAGGGTGTCAGCGTGAAGGTCGGCAACGCCGGAGCCGAGGCCCGTGCTGCCCGCCTCGCTCGAGAGCGACTGCCCCAGGATGGCCTCCTTGAGCTTGCTGCTGCACCAATCGACCATCTCCATGAAGATTTGAGCGCGGCCCGCGTTCGCGTCCTTGATGTCGATGTCGTACATCGACTCGTTCGGGCCGATACGCGGCAGCACCACGGAATTGTCGTTGACGAGGTTCTGAAGAACCGTCAGCATCTCGCTCTTGGCCGCATCGTTGCCAGCGGGGTAGTAGCCCACCCGGATGCCGAGCGCGTAACGCTCCGCGTAGGCGGCGGCGTTCTGAAGGATCTCCTGCTTCAGCAGCCAAATGTACCAGCAGACATCGCGTGCGCCCACGCCGCGGTAGACCTGATCGGCGCTGTTCGGGTCGATGAAGTTCGGGGCAGTCGTGAACACGCGGTGCAGGACAATGGCGCGGCGCTCGTTCTCGTCGAACAGGTGGACGAGCGAGTCGAACCCGAGGTCGGTCACCGACGATTCGTTGATGTACGCCGAGCCAACGCGCATAGCCACGTTGCCGCGCTGGTCGAATGCCAGGGTGTCGGAGGCGAACGGAATCCATTCGGCCACGCGCACGCCGAGCTTCGCGTCCTTCTCGTAGACGATGTTGGTCGCGGACACGCCGTACCACACGGCCTCGTGCATGGCGCGGAACAGGTCGCTGCGCCGAGGGATGGCGTTGATGATGTCGGCAATGCGGGACGCGAGTTTCTGCGTCCGAGGGTTGTCATCATCGTCCGCCGTCACGGACCACTCAAGGCCAGCAAGGGTGACGAGGAGGGAGCGCAGGACACCTTCGATGTCCGCGTCCATCCGCATCATGGCCTGGTAGTTCACATCCAGGCGGTACGCGAGGCTGCTGTTTCGCAGCATCAGGGACGCGGTACGGAAGTACGACCGCTGCACTTCCACGGGCAGGGCAAGCGGCCCGGTGGGTCCGCGGCTCGTGGGCGCGGGCAGGGGCTTGCGCGGCCGTCGTGCGGGCGGAAGGCCAGCGCCCGGAACGGCGTTCGGCATCAGAGGATTGCTGTGCTGCGGGTCGGCCATTCGCATCAGTCTAACGACTCACCCGAACATCCTTCGCTTCGGACCACGCGATTCAAACATCCGCGTGGGCGTGGTGTTGACGGTTACCACACCGCCTTGGCTCACCACCGTGCCGCTGGCGGCCGCGTTGCAGAGGTCCACCACAACGTCCACGGTGTCATCGTGCGACCCGGCGGGGAACGACAGCAGCTCGTCCAGCACCACGCGGAAGTCGGGCGCGGCTTGGCCGTTGGCAGCCTGGGGGAAGTGAAGGCGGCCCTGCTCAACGAAGGGCTGCGCCCCAGCGGCGCGGAGGTGCTTGTCCGCCCCGCGTTCCACGGGGATGACGGGTTGACGGCAACCCATGCGGAATTGGTCGAACACGCCCTTTTGCGGCCCATTGGCCTCGGCGAGAACCAGTTGGCAGCCCCGGCGCTCCACCAGTTCCTTCGCCATGCGGGCGAAGTCCGGGAAGGACTCGCGCACGCGCAGGATGTCGGTCAGGTACAGGTTGCGGTTGTAGTCCACCTCGCCCACGATGCAGACGGAGTAGTCGGGATCGTCGCGCTCCTGGCGCTTGCGGCCGTACCCCCAGTCGATGGCGGCGATGGTGCGCGACCCCGTGTGGTTGCCATCGTGATAGCGCACCCATTCGGGCCGGAACACGAGGAGGTCAGAGGACAGCGGCACAAGCTCGTAGGCGCGGGCGTAGGCCATCGGCCCCATCTCGCGGCGGTTGCGGTTGAGCAGTTCGGCCGTAAAGACTTCGGGCCACGGGCTTTCCAAGCCCCGGCATGGCTTCCGCAGGAGCGTGCCGTTCTCCTCGCACTCGCGCCGCCATTGGGCGGTGATGTCATCCGTATGGAAGGGCGTGGCCGTGCGCCAAATGCGCGCCGGGTGCTTGGCGGACGGGTCAAGCATCGGCAGCCAAATGTTCGCCATCGCCTCCTTGACCTGTTCGCGGAGTGCGGGTTGCAGTACCGCGTTGCGGAGGTCGCAGATGTCATCGGGCCACAGGATGTCAGCGCGGCCGCCCGTGCGGCCGAAGATGCCGGAGGCTTGCACGGACGGGTCGCGGCGGGCAGGCAGACCGGGCGCGGTCACGCTCCAGGCCGTCACGGTGTCCTCACCGGGCTTGAGGGCAACGTGGGGGAACACGGCCCGGTACAGGGGGCTGCGGATGATGTCGCGCAGGAAGCGGCTCGTGGCGCTGGCGGCCTCGTCGTTGGACCCGATGAGTTTGAAGCGGGTAGCAGGGCGGCGGCCAAGCCACCACGCGGCCAAATACGTCAGACTAGACGTTTTCCCGTGACCTCTTGGTAGTTCACCGTACCAGCGGTGGTGGGTGGTGGCGTGGATCAGCAGTTCGCGTTGCAGTCCGCTGATGGGCTTGCCGATGAGCAATGCGATAAAGGCCGCCGGGTTCTCCCGTGCGGCCTCCACGGCCTGGGTCGCGGTCAGGGCTTGCGCTTGGGCTTTTGGCACGGCTTGGAAGGTTCTGCCGGGGCCACGCCGGCGATGGAGCGGGC